TTTCATAATATCAACTGAGTCAACAATATTTCCATAGAATAGCGGAGATTGCACATAATAGATAATCCAGTAAAGTGCCGTAACACGGTCATCTTTTGTTCCACCCAATCCACCCCATTTAGTGACACTCTCCTGACCGAATGATTGTAACTCATGAATAGTGTCTTTATCATAAATTTTTATAAATTTTCGTTGAACATATGTTTTTAGTAGAATTACAGCAGTTTGCTTAAGCTTTTCAGAAGCCCACAATCCCATTGCTCTGCCCCTTGGGTCAAAATGAAGTAGATTCTCATAGTTGAGATTGTTATGAAAATATTTTAATGCTGCTATTCCGGGTCCATTTTGCTCTACTATCAAATTTGGTAGATGGTATTTCTTTAATAGTAAATAAGCTTTTTTACAAAAATCATCAATATCGAGTTTATTGATTGCCATGCACACCACTTGGTGTATTGTAATATTGGATTTAACAAGGCATATCTGCATTACAGTATTATCTTTATGCATACCATATCCAGAGTCAATTGATGCAATATACTCATATCCTCGCGTATCAAGCTCTGCTTTGCTTCTGGGTAGCTCCCAAATTTTTATATATTCAGGTAATTTCGGTATTATCATAGGCTTCTTGTATTCCATTAATTTCAAAAAATTATGGTCAATAAGAGTTGCTACTGAGCCAACGAACTCGCATTTATACTCCTGATTAAATCTGATTTCACCTATTTTTACGCGCTCAGCATTCGCCCATGCTTCAGTACGACCAGGAACTACATTCCATGCAATTTCACTTTTAACATAGCCATTACTACCTACCGGCAATCCAGCAGCATCTTCCATATAGGATTCTGGCTCGACTGACTCCTCCCACATATCAAAGAAGTGGTTCATACCATTTGGTGTCGAAGTTATTATTACTTTAGTAGTTTTACCAGATGAAATAGTCGGGAATACTGATGCGATAAAATCACTTGCAATGTGAGATGGTACGAAGGCAAATTCGTCAAGATACAAAAGGTTAATAGCCATACCACGAATACCATCTGCTGATGTAGCGGCGCAAATAATACGAGTTCCATGAGTGAATTGAACTGCTCGTTTATTCCATTGACTTACTCCGGGTTGCATCCACATAGGTAATAATATGTAGCTATCTCTTAATTGTTGTAACTGCTCTTGCGCTAAATTCAATTTATTTGCAAGAATAGCAATGACTTTATCAGCATGAAATAATGCATACCATAATATATATCCACGAGTTGTAGTTGATTTTCCACACTGACGGGGGAATTTTGTAATATTAAATCGATATTTATTGAATTTTTGTATAAGTTCTTCTTGGAAATCGTACATATCAAATTTTTGCATACCATGGTCTTTGGTGTTAATTTGAACGTAATTTCTAATGAAGTAAATGGGGTCTTGCGCGCATTTTTTAAGCTCTTGCATTTGCCAACGTTCAACCTTAATTGATTGCGTAGAGTCTCGTAAATTATTAATTCCATTAAATGCCATAGCTAAAACCCTCATCATCAGCTCGCGCTAGGTCTTCTTTAGATAGAAAGTGACAGTCGTATTCAGATTTAAATCGCTTCAATCCTATTGAGTTGATTTGATTTTGTCGCCATTCTTTGTTTCTGCCTGGAATAATATCATATCTTAAAGTAACATGCCTAAAATCATTATATTGTGTAAGTGCATCCACAAACATTTTATGAAAATGATTATGACCATTTGGCGTAGATGCTATAATTATTTTAGAACTTTCTATCGGCATTGATGGTATCACACATTTCATAAACGCATCAAATATATCTCTGTTAATAAATGCACATTCATCAATGTATAAATGATGTATTGTAATTCCTCGCACCGAATCAGGTGATGTTGCGGATGCTATTATGGTACTTCCATTTTCAAATTTTATACTACGCTTATTTCTTTGCTCAATAATTGGTCTAATCGATTCAGGCAATGCCATTACCATATTATAAATACGATTGAGTGAATCTTGTGCGAGTGATAATCTAGACGATGCCATTATTATATTTTTATTTTCACTATACATGGCAGAATGAAGCGCATGAAAACACATTAAGTATGTCACACCTGTTTGCCTAGGCTTTCTTATGATTACTCGATTGTAAAGAGTTAAATCATTTAATAATTCTTTTTGTTCGTTACACAGGGTGACTCTTCTAACGCCTTCTCGTGTATTCCATTGTAATTCGGATTGCGCAAAATCAACTATGTTGTATTTGTATTTTGAGGGTAATTTTGTATTTTTACATTCCGGCACTTCAAAGTCATCTGCAAAATTATCAATATTTGATTTATACGTATTGATATAATTAATAATTGCTCTTCGGATTAATTCAGACCTATTTATATCAAATGCATCTGCCAGATAATCAATATTGCCATCTTCTGATTCATTGATGTATATATTTATTCGTTTCATTTTTAAAATTCTTAAATGATGTATACATATGTTTATACAACTTCAATAATTTATTAAAAAAATGATGTATAAAATAAAGAGCCTTTCGGCTCTTTGTTAAAATCCAAATACAGATTTAATTTTATTAAATGCAGTTTTGATTACTGATGATTTTGGCAATGGAGTGCTCTTCTCATCAACTGTTGTCCATACCTCCCACTGCATACCCCAATCCGAATAAGGAAATTTTGTATATCCTTTATCGCCCCATGTAGGCCCCCAGCTGTTACGAATAATGAACCCACTTTTGTCATAACCCACTATACACATGGCATGACCACCCAAAATCTTATCCCCTATATTTTTTTTCCACATTCTATTGGTGTAGTTGTACACTGGAATTGCAATTAGACATGGACCATTTTGAAATAACGCTTGTTTTAATTCTTCAATTGTAGATACAAAAGCATATGTTTTTATTCTAAAATTTAATGCTGATTTACTCATGTTTGATGTAATTGCCGATTTGTTTCCATATGGATATTGGGATTCTAAACAGCAGCCTTTAGTTTGAAGTATTTTCATTAAATCTCTTGTTGTCATCCCTTCGCTATCTTTGTTTGAGCGGCTATTATAAATAAATTGAGGGCTCATATAGCTCTTTAAACCTATATCTTTACGCTCTTCCCACTCTTTCATGCAAGCGCTGCTGAAGGCCGCACAAGCACCCTCACGACCCTGGTCTCTTACCGCTAATAATTCGCTTCGATAATCAACGGTTATTGGGAGTGGCCCGACTGTTGTTAAATAATGATGTGCATGGTAGTCGCGCTCATCCACTTCTGACTTCATAATATTAAATTTGTAATTCATACAAACTCCTTTGTGTTTATATTTTTAGTTTATCTATTTGACAAATCAATAAAAATTACTATATTAGCATCACAAGGAGTTTATTATGCGTTTAGATATTGTTGATTTAGCTGGTAGTTTAGGGTTCTACGCCAATCAATTGATGAATAAAATTCAATCATATGGATATGAATCTTATATTGTTGGTGGTGCAGTTCGCGATATTGTCATGGGTTCTAGCCATATTCATGATATTGATATTGCCACTAACATGCCTATGGATGAAATTAAATCAAAATTTACCGCATATGAATATGGGGGAGGTGAAAAGCATGGAACGCTTATTGTCAAATGGCAAGGTGGTTGTACTTTTGAGTTAACGCAGTTTCGCACCGAAGGCACATATACTGATGGTAGAAGACCGGATTCGGTAGAGTTTACATCTTCTTTTGAAGAGGATGTAAAGCGAAGAGATTTTACAATTAATGCAATGGGTATTGATGCGAATGGTAATTTGATAGATTATCACAACGGACAATCAGACCTCATAAACAGGGTTTTAAACACTGTAGGAGACCCTTTAGAGCGATTTAATGAGGATGGTCTTCGTATGGTAAGGGCTATTAGATTTGCCGCTAAATTAGGCTTTAGAATCGAAAAAGATGTATTCGCTGCTATCACAACACTTAGGCATTTAATCGACAATATATCCAGAGAAAGAATTCGTGATGAGTTGATTAAAATGTCTGAATCACAGTCGTTTAATAGAGGAATTGCATATGCGTTACATTCTGGTGTTTTTTGGCATATATTTCCTACTTATTTTACCGGCAATAGAAGTGTGACATCTGAGCGTTTTGAGTGTTTAGAGGATGGTTCTTTTGAATTTTGTATTGCTCAACTTATATATGATTTTTCAGCAGTAGATGTGAAATTATTATGTGATTCATTGAAACTTACAGTAGAGCAAAGCAATGCAATTCAATTTGCGGTTAAGCATCATGATAAATTATTGTATGATTTATTGTCAATGAGTAGAAAAGATGGTTATAAATTAGTAAGCAATAAGCATTTTCCATTAGCTGTACAGCTACACAAAGTAACAGGACCCATTAACAGTATCATTCATGATGTAGTTGAATATATAAAGGATTTTGCAATAGTTGATAAGCAGCAAAAGCGAGTCAATAAATTACTCCAAGATACTAATTATTTTCATGGACCGGCATTTGGCGTTGCGCAAAATAAAATTATGAATATATGTTACTCGATATATGAAATTAACAGAACAATACCATCTGATGATGAGCTCAAGCAAATTATTACGCTTGCATTGGATGTGGATTACACATGGGATAATATGTTATGAAAAATGTTATAAATGTTTTTGATTTTGATGGGACTTTATTTAATTCACCATCACCAAGTTCAGAGCTATGGGATGCACGCACTATAGGTAAATTGAAAAATTCATTCACTCAATATGGGTATGGCTGGTATCGCAATATACTTACATTAAGTGATAAATATATAAAGCGCGATGATTTTAAAATGCACGTTGTTGCTGATGCTATAAAAAGCATTGCAGACCCCAATGCAATAACGGTATTACTTACTGGGCGTACAGTTGAATTTGAGTCAATTATAAAATCATTACTGGATGAAAAAGGGCTGACATTTGACTACTATGGATTAAAATCTGTTGAGGCTTCGGATACTACTGTGGTATTTAAACAAAATTTTGTTAAAAAAATACTTGAACTAAATCCATCGGTTGATACGATTAACATGTGGGATGACCGTGGTAAGCATATCATGAGGTTTAAATTATTTTTAGATTCATTAGGAGTAAAGTCTCAGCTACACCACATTGATGAAAAAGATTCTGTAATGGAAGATAA